TACATCAACAAAAATTCCAGATATCTTTGGTGGTTAAATCATCCTTCACTGGCAGGATTTGCCTCAGCTACTGCTGTTCAAGATGTAGCAGGGGATGCAACTCTTTTCACAAATTCGATTGCTGGTACTGGAACTTTGCGTGCTTGGGGTGCAACTGCCGATGCTGGTGGAGCACAAACTGCTGATGAATTTGCTAATGGTTCTACTCCTTTGACATTAAGTTTACAGGGTGGATCGGATGGAACAGCTCCTTCCGATGCAGATCTTATTAGGGCGTATGATTACCTGAAATCAGCAGAAGATGTTGATGTTTCTCTTATAATGACAGGTTCACATAGTTCAACAGTTGTTCGTCACGTAATTGGAAATATTGCAGAATCACGAAAAGATTGTGTTGCATTTTTCTCACCAACAAAAGCACAAGTTGTTGGGGTAACAAGTTCTTCAACTGCAACTGATAATGTGATCACCCATAGGAATGCTGTTAATCAGAATTCTTCTTACGCAGTTATGGATTCTGGATGGAAACGTGGATTCGACAAACATAACGACAAATTCCGTTATATGCCATTAAATGGTGATATTGCTGGTCTTTGTGCAAGAACTGACACAGACCGTGATCCTTTCTTCTCTCCTGCTGGATTTACCAGAGGACAAATTAAAGGAGTTGTAAATCTTCCTTTTAATCCGAAGAAAGCAGAACGTGATAAGTTGTATCAATCACAAGTGAATCCAATTGTTTCGTTCCCAGGCGAAGGTACTCTTATGTTTGGTGACAAGACACAATTGACAAAACCATCTGCATTTGATAGAATCAATGTACGAAGGTTGTTCATCCTTCTGGAAAAAGCGATTGCGAATGCAGCCAGATTCCAGTTGTTTGAATTCAACGATGAGTTCACAAGAGCACAATTTGTATCAATGGTCGAACCATTTCTCCGTGACATTCAAGGTCGTGGTGGAATTTCAGACTTCTTGGTAGTTTGTGATTCTTCAAATAACACACCACAAGTTGTAGATTCTAACAGGTTCCAAGGCGATATCTTTATCAAACCTTCAAGAGCAATTAACTTCATTCAACTCAACTTTGTTGCTGTTCGTAGTGGAGTGGAATTCTCTGAAGTTGTTGGTGCTGTTTGATATAAATAAAAGTAACAAGTATTAAACAGGAGAAACTAAATGGCAACATGGACATCTGGAATAGACACTTTTAAGGCGGCGCTCAAGTATGGGGGCGCCCGTCCAGCGTTTTTTGATTTTAACATTTCTGGTACAACTACAGTAGGTAACATTAATTTGTATTGTAATGTTTCCGCACTTCCACCTCTTACTGTAACTCCTATAGAGAGACAGTATTTTGGACGGACTGTAAAAATTCCCGGCGATATGGTTTTTGGGGATTTATCAACAACCATTATTCAAACTGAAGCAGGTGAAGAACGTGCTGACATTGAAGCGTGGATGGATTTAATAAACAGTCATGTTGAAAATGTAAGAGATACAAGTTTTGGGCCAGAAATGGGTTCAGAATGGTCAACTGGAACATTGGCTCAATATGATAAATCAGGCACTAAAATTTTAGAAGTAGAATTTACAGGATTGTGGCCCACGACTATTGCTGAAATTCCACTGAGTTATGATACAATGAGTGACATCGAACAATTTGATGTTACTTGGGCATATCAACATTATAATATTAAGGGTACTGGAAACATCACAGCTTTCCCCGAACAATAAAGGACACACATGGCATTTAAAGTTACAGAATTTAAAAGCAACTTAGTGGCAGGTGGTGGTGGCGCCAGACCGTCATTATACAAGATTGATATTAATTCAACCACTGGTACATTAAGTTTTTCTGATGATGCAAATATTCTCGTAAAAGCAGCAGCATTACCTGCTAATAATATTGCACCCCTTCCAGTAAATTTTGGAGGAAGAGCTTATAAATTGAATGGTTTTCGTACATTCGACAATTGGACAACCACAGTAATTAATGATGAAAACATGGAAGTTCGTCAAAAAATTATGGAATGGATGAGAACAATGTCGGGTGAATTTGACGGAACAAGGAGCGCAGATCGTGCAAAAACATTTATGGATGGAGATGCAACTGTTACGCAAGTGGGTGTAAAAGGTGACGAGCTTCATACTTATAAATTTTACAATCTTTGGCCGACAGAACTTGCAGAAGTTCCTTTAGATTGGGCAAGTGATGCAATACAAGAATATACAGTAACATGGGCATATGATTATTGGGGTCATGGCGCTTCAGCTTCAGCTCCAACCAGTATAGTTAGTGGTGTTTCATAAAATTAATTCATCCCATAATTTCGATATATAAAATGAATGGCTTTCGCATTAACAGAATTCAAAAACAATCTAAAACAGGGTGGGGCTCGTCCTTCCCTGTTTTCAGTTGAAATACAATACCCTCAGGGCCTCCGTTTACCCCCAACTCCATCTAGATTTTTAATTAAAGCAACAACCATTCCTGCATCTACAATTGGCACCCATGAGGTATTTTTTCATGGTAAGGCAATTAAAGTAGCAGGAGATCGTACTTTTGATACCCTAGATACTACTATAATAAACGATGAAGATTTTGGTATTCGTGCTGTTCTTGAAAAGTGGATAGATTTCATCTCAGATCACAAACTAAATAAGAGAGTAGACCAATGGAAGGGTCAAGGAGAAACGGCAGAATATAAAGGTGAAGTTATTATTACACAATATGGTAAAGATGGAGATCACTTACATCATTATCATTTGATAGGTGCATTTCCATCGGCATTATCTACAATCAATCTTGATTGGGGAACACAAGAAATTGAAGAATTTACTTGTACTTGGACATTTGATAGATGGATGCCAGGATCAAAACCACATCTATTATCAGCAGATGTGACACATGGCACTGATTTACAGAAACAAACATAGGAGTTAATTATGGCATTTGAAATATTTGGTTTCAAAGTTGAAAGAAAAAGTCAAGAAGCAACAGGCGCTAATGTTCCAGCATTTACACTTCCAGAAAGTGATGATGGTTCAATGGTGGTATCTGGTGCTGGGGCCTATGGTTCCTATCTTGACATGGATGGTCAATATAAGAATGAAGTTGAACTAATTCTCAAATATCGGGAAATAGCTCAAACTGCTGATTGTGAAGTTGCAATTGATAATATTATAAATGAAGCGATTGTAGTTGATGATACAAGCCCACCAGTACAAATAGTTCTCGACAAAACAGATCTCACAGATGGTATTAAGAAAAAGGTTCGTGGAGAATTTGAAACTATTTTGGATCTTCTAAATTTTAATAATTATGGTCACGAAATTTTTCGTAGATGGTATATTGAGGGAAGATTGTACTATCATATAATGATTGATGAAAATGATCCAAAACGTGGGGTTGTTGAACTTAGGAGTTTGGATGCTACAAAGATTAAAAAAATTAAACACGTTAAACAAGAAAAAACGACTGATCCTACAATAGCAAAAGTTAATATCATTCCTGTATACAATTACAATGAAGCAGGATTGGATAAAAGATCTTCACAGGGTCTTGTGATTTCTGGTGATAGTATTGCATATACCACTTCTGGTTTATTAAATCCTCAAAAAAATACAGTAATGTCTTATCTTCATAAGGCAATCAAACCACTAAATCAATTGCGAATGGTAGAAGATGCAGTTGTTATCTATCGTATTTCACGAGCACCAGAACGTAGAATTTTCTATATTGATGTAGGAAATCTTCCAAAATTAAAAGCAGAACAATATATTCGTGACATTATGACACGATATAAGAATCGTTTAGTATATGATTCTCAATCTGGTGAAATTAAAGATGACCGCAGACATCAATCAATGTTAGAAGATTATTGGTTGCCTCGTAGAGAAGGTGGCCGAGGAACAGAAATTACTACACTTCCTGGCGGAGAAAATCTTGGTCAATTGGAAGATGTAGAATACTTTCAACGAAAACTGTATAAATCTATGCATGTTCCTGTTTCTCGCCTCGAAGCTGATTCGGGATTCTCTTTGGGGAGAGAAAGTGAAATTACAAGAGATGAATTGCTTTTCAACAAATTCATTAGTAAATTACAAACAAGATTTTCTATTTTATTTGATGAAATAATGGAGAAACAACTGATATTGAAAAATATTATGACTGCGGCCGAATGGTCAAAAGTTAGAGATAAAATACACTATGCGTTTACTTCAGACCATTTTTATACTGAATTTAAACATCAAGAAACCATGACTCAGCGCATGTCTCTTGCTAGAGATATGGAAGATTTTGTTGGTAGATATTATTCTAAAGATTGGTATAGAACAAACATTCTTAGACAATCAGAAGATGAAATTGCAAAACAAGATGAATTGATTGCAAAAGAGGCAGAAGAAGATGCAGAAAAAGAAGGTGAAGGTGGTGAAGAGGGTGAATATTAAGAAGTTCTCACCTTATAAAGTTTATAAATATTAATAGATAATTTTTGGAGATTAAAATGGCAGAACAACAGACACAACAAAATTTTAAAACAGTAGATATTATAGATTTTGCAATGCAAAGTAAACCTACAAGGGTAAATGATGCATTTGGACAATTGATTTCAAATAAAGTGATAAATTCACTTGCGAGTCGAAAACAAGAAGTTTCTGCTAAAATGTTTACTGATAAAGTAGAAGATCCGGCAACAGAAGAACCAACAGCAGAGGTTCCAGTAGAACCAGAAGCAGAAAAAACGGAGGGGCAATGATAATTAAACCTAAAGCTGCACAAGCAAATGCACCAACTGGATCTGGAACAGGGTCTAATGTCAGTTCTGCAAAATGTGTAATGTGTGTAAATACTGCTGC